AGATTGCTGTTGCACAGGAAGAAATAATAGATGGTATTATGGAATTGACAAAAGGAAAAACTAATGCAGAAGCAGTCCAGATAATTAATGAATTAAACATTGATGAAATAGTTAAATTAAAAACATCTGGAATATTAGCAGGATATACTACTGCACAAACAGATATGCTATTATCAAAACAGTTCTTTGGTAATATATCAGAAGATGAATTAAGGGCCTTGCTTATAGCATCAGAACAATATTTTGGAGCAAATCTAGCAAATATGGGAGGTGTTATAAGACAACAAGTATTAAATGGTATTATCAATAATAAAACATCTGCTGATATTATAGAAGCAATAGGAAAACAAGGATATGGAACTGTTGGACTTACACGCATTGTTACTGATGGAATGAATAATTATAGTAGAGCAGTATCTGCTTTTATGATTGACAAAGCACCTGAAAATACAAAGTATGTATATATTGGTCCTGCTGATGACAGGACAAGACATTTCTGTTTGGAATTAATGGCTGCAGGTAATCTAACTGTTGGAGAAATAAGAGACAATGGTTGGATAGACTCCCTGACAGAAGGTGGAGGGATTAATTGCAGACATAATTGGGAACTTGCTGCACAAGAAACTAAAACTGCATTTCATAATCCTGACAAAGCACAGGAGATATTAGATGCTTGATTTCAAATTTTTTAGCACAGTAGGAGTAGAAGTAGTCAATAGATATAGAAAACATATATTTGATGAAGGCAAGGATATTGATGGTAAGAAGTTTAAATCTTATTCAGATGAATATGGTAGTCGCAAAAGAGCAAAGAAATATAAAAGACAAGCAAATGCTTTTGCTAACACTACATCACCTGTATTAACAGGAGATTTATTTAGGGACTTTAAATTGATAGGTATGCCTAATGATAAAGGGTTTTCTTTTGGGACTGTATCTCATGGAGGAAAAGTAGAAGCATTAAAAAAATTAGGAAGAAATCTTTATAGAGGTAACAAAGTATTACCAACTCCTGTTGTAAAATATTTTGAGAAGGAGATGAAAAAATACGGAGATAAACAATTAAAGAAAAATAAAGGAAAAGGTGGAACTTTTAATATATAGTTCCTGAAAAATAAATAAGGTGAATTTTGTGTTTTAAATCACAGATATTTATCCTATAAATAACAACTCACAAATAGAGGTTAAAATGTCAGAAGAAAGTAATGTAAAAGCAGTTGAAGGAAACAACGAAACAAACCCTACCTCAGAAGGTAGTAAAAATAATGATGCAATTCCATATAGCAGGTTCCAAGAAGTTGTTTCTGAAAAGAACTCTTTAAAGGACCAAGTATCTCAGATGCAGGAACGATTAAATGAAATTGATGCTTCTAATAAAGCAAAGAGAGAAGAGAGAATGAAGAAGAATGAAGAATATACAACTCTACTTGCTGAAAAAGATGCAGAGATTGAAAAGTATAAAGGAACTGCTGATAAATGGAATGATTATGAAACAACTAGACGAGAGTCGTTAGTAAATCGTTTGCCTGATAATAAGCAAAAATTTGTTTCATCTATGTCCTTGTCTGATTTAGAAGAATTTGTAGATATAGAAACTTCAAATCTTAATAAAGGTACAGGTATTGACGCATCAAGAGTTGGTGCAAAACCACAAGATAGTGGTGAGTTTGGTGGATACTCTTCTATGTCCGAGTTTGCTATGAGAGACCCAAAGGGTTGCGAAGCATATTTAGAAGCAAACACCAAAGGTTACATTAAATAATAAACCCTACTCAAAGGCATTTGCAGTTGCGAGAGGGTAAGAAAATGAGGTAGTACAATGGCAAATACAGATGTCGGCGTTGCAGCCGGTGGTTTAGGGAAAACCATAGCAGCAGCGATAGTTCAATTTAATAAGGCAGCAGTTACTCCTGGAACAGTTTCAATGGCTCCTGCGGCAGCAGGTTCTAATGTAGTTCAGTTTCCTGTTTATTCTAAATTAGGAGTATCTGATGTTACTAATGAAGCAACAGGTGATGAGGATACAGAAGTCGCAGCAACAAGTATTACAACTGCTGCAACTAATGTGGAAGTATTGAGAAATCATATTAACGCAAGAGTTACTGATTTAGCAGCACATGGAAACGACGATGCTTTAATGGTAAATGCAGGACAAGTTCTAGGTAATGCAGTAGCAGCAGAATTTGATGCTAATATTTGTGCATTATATGATGGGTTTGCAACAAGTAAAGGTACTGATGACTCTTTAAGATTTATTGATATTATGGACGCAGTTGCTTCACTTGAAACAAACGATGCACCAAGACCTTACAGTGCAGTATTGCACCCGCAACAAATGTATGGTTCTTTTGGTTTATCAAATGATTTAGCAATTACCCAAACATCATCTAGTACAGGTGCTTTTGCACATGGTGGTGCTATATCTGTTGGAGAACAGTTTTATAGAGCAGGTTTTGTTACAAATATAGCAGGTATTGATTTCTTCACTTCACCACAAGTTATTGATGGAGCAACAGGAAGAAAAAAAGGTGCTATTTATAGTAAGACTGCTATTGGAGCAGGTTTCATTGATTTTGGTGGTGGAAACTTTATCCAATTAGAAACTGAAAGAAACGCTCTTGGAGCATCTACTAACATAGTTGCTAACGGTTACTGGGCTGTTTCTGAATTAGTTGATTTACATGGTGTAGAGATACATACTGAAATCTCTTAATTAATAACATAGTGCAACTTAACGGGGAGGTCTTCATGGCTTCCCCTAGCACTAAAAGGATTACATTGGATAATAAAAAAGATATAGGAAATTTAAATAATAAAGATTTTGGTGTTGAACTAGACCCTAGTAATAAATTAAAATTAGTTCAGGATGATAAAAAAGGACAGAAAGCATATTATAATGGGAAGCCTATGAAATACATGGACTATATGCAGGAAGTCACAGATAGAATAGAAAGAAATAAAAAAGGTAAAGGTGCTGATAATATCGGTATGTTTGCAGGTGTAAGTTTTGATGAAAATGGTAAAATTATTTAAGGAGATATACTAAATGACTGATAAGAAAAAATCAACTAAAAAATCAACTCCAAAGAAATCTGGTTTATTTAAAATTACTAAATCAAATGGTAATGTAATTGAAAGAACAGATGTATCTGGAAATATTAGAACAGCCTATGAAGCAAAAGGTTGGAAAGTAGAGGAAGTATAATGGCTAACAGTGCAAGTAGATATTCAGTAATAAGGGTTTCTCCAACATTAGACACAAGTGCTTATGCAGATAATGATATATTTTTTAATTCAACTGAAATACCGAGTGCTGTTATAGGTAATGGTGGTGCTTCTAAATTAGTTGGAATAACTATACTTAATGAAGATGATAGTGCTCATGATATAGATATTATATTTATGCAAAAATCAACTGATTTAGGTACTATTAATGAAGCAGTAGGCTCTAACAGTAAATGGACCAATGTATTAGCAAAAGGAGCAGGTGTTTTAGGAGTTGTGAGAGTAGATTGGAGTGCAGGGACTTCTGATTTTGTTAATAATTTAATATATTCAAGTTCAAGTGCTAATCCATCTGGAAAATCAGCAACACTACCAATTCTATTACAAGCAGAAGATGATAGTAATAGTGTATATATGGCAGCAGTAAGTAGAGGTGGAACTCCAACAACCGCAGCAGATGATTATGAAATTATATTGCATATTGAAAGACTGTAAATGGCTTTATTAGAACGCATTAAGCATCACGAAGGGTTCAGGTCCAGAGTATATAAATGTACAGAAGGATATGATACTATTGGATATGGTTTTGCTATTAAGGATTTAGAAATAGATGAAGATATAGCAGAAATGATATTGATGCGTAAATTAGATGACCTCATGAATAGAATACAGAAAACTTTTGTCTGGTGGAGGTCAGCGGAAGATGAAGTGAAAGATGTAGTGGTTGAGATGTGCTATCAGTTAGGCCTATCTGGGTTCAGTAAGTTCAAGAAAACTATTAAATATTTAGAAACAAAGCAGTATGGTAAGGCATCAGTTGAAATGCTAGATAGTAGGTGGGCAAAGCAGACACCAAACAGGGCTATTGAATTATCTAATATAATTAAGAATTTAGAGTAAAATGAATGGACCCTTTACAGATACTACAAGAATTTGGGTTTCCAGTATTAATAGCACTTTCATTAGGTTATCTTCTTTGGAAGCAACAACACTGGATACAGCATGAACTAATTGAAGATATAGAAGAACGATTTAAAAGGTTGGAAGGGATTATAATAACATTAATAAACCAACAGAAAAAAATGCAGATTGAATTACGAGGGATAATGAAGAAATACGAAGCATTAGTAGAGATTATAAATAAATTAATATTAAGAAGTGAAAAGGATAAAAAATGAAAAAACTAACTGATTTTTTAAAAGGATTTGCTATTGATTATGTAATTAAATATTTAACTGATAACAAAGATGAAGTAGTAGCAAAATTAAATAAAGAGATTAATGTTCCAATCCTGAATGAGAAACAGGAAAAAGAATTATTAGATGCTGTATATGATACAACTCTAACAGTAGTTAAAGGCATAAAATAGATGCTTCCTGCTCTTATAATACAGAAGGTCGTACCAAAAGTTATTGATATGATTTTAAAACAATTTAAGGGCATTGATAAGATTGATAAATTAGTTGAATATATGGAAGAAGATAATGAAGCAGACCAGAAAATTAAGTTGCTTGAAAAAGGATTTATGCAGTTAGCAGATGAATTAGATGATTTGAAAGATAAGATAAAAGATGAGTAAAGTGTTAAAGATTACAGATGCAGTAGATGAAAATCTAAAATTGGTTAGAGATGATGATGGAACTGACACATCAATTCAATTATCTAAAAACAAAATGAAGGTGGTTGGAGATTTAGATGTTACAGGAACTATAAAATCATCAACT